ACTTCAGGAAACTTGGCACCAGCTGCAGCAGCAGCAGCTTCGATGCCATCCCATGTATTAGTGAATTGCTGCTTGGGAGGTTCAGCGGGAGGAAGCCTCCACAGTTGAACCCATTCCTGAGAATCAGAAAGGCCCTCCTTACCCAAGAGTTTCTCAAGGGCTTGCAGAGCTTTGATTTGGTTGGGCAGACCTTTGTAGTACTTGGCTACGTCAGTCAGCCGGATACTCATTTGAACGTATCCTTGAGTTGTTGGAGTTTGTCGTCCTCTTTACGCAGGGGCTTCAGGGCGTTGATGCCAGCAAGGATAATTTGGACAACGCTATTTGATTTCAGTTTGCTGTTACCAACCACTTCGGAGGCAACGAACAGGCCAAGGAAAAGTAGGGTCTCATAGGAGACCTTGAGGCCAAGAATGGTAAGCATTTTAGCTAATGGATAAGTGTGGTATCAGTACTTAATGCAAGCAAGCAGTGCCACGTTGCGGGGACGGGTTTCAGTACCGCCTGTGTTGCCAATGGTGACAGTTTCTTCTGACAATGGTTGAGAACCACCGGTAGCAGAAAATGCACCACTGCGTCCAACTAAAGTACTAGGTGTAATGCTGTGGTTGTGACTCTTCAGTTCATCAGTTTGGCCAGAACCAAAGCTGCGGCTGGTATCAATACCCCGACTGTCGTCCCAACCACGGACAAATTCACCACGCAGGTCAGGAAGCTTGCCAGCACTGCCATAAGTAGAACCAAGGACAGCGTAAAGAGCTGCGTAGTTAGCGGTAACACCTTGAACAGTGCCACTACCATTAGGCACAGTGTCACCGTTTGCCTTTAGGTAGCCGCTGGGTGCTGAGCTGGATGCGAAATAAAAAACGGCTCCTGTTGGTACAGCAGCACCGGCAGATAGTTTGCCAGCTGTCACCGTACCATCTTCAATACGAGATCCAGGAATTTTATTTGCATTGACGCTATCAGCAAGATCTCTAGATTTCGTCATCGTTGCTAGTAATAATTGAATTAGGAGCCACCGGCCAAGCAATCGCAAACGGATCCGCTTGGTTGGTCACATCACGCAGTTCCTGCCGGTAGGTCGCCCAAGCTGCCTTGTCGCCAGGTGCATCAGGCAGTTGCGTCCAGTCACAGGCAGCAAGACGGCTGTTGCGATCAGCGCGAACGTTTGCCCATTGGCTGTTGATACGGGCTTGGATTTCTTGAGGGGTCAGTGGTTCGACCTCTACGGTGTAGACCCATTCACCGTCAATGTACGGGTCACAGGCCACCAGCTTTTCAGTGCTGGCGTCATAGGGCAGGAAGACGTTGACACGCTTGGCGTTGTTCTCGGCCAAGAACTCATCAGATGGACCGTTGGGACCAAAGGATGTTTGAGGGAAGATGGAGCGGTAATCGCCCACCTTGGTGACGGAAGTGCCGTCAATCAGTGCGATGTTCATAGGTCAGGTAAAGCTGCTGTTGGCGGCGTGAAGTTCGCCGTGTAGCGAGCAACGCCTTTGGTAATGCGGAGATCGTCGATGTAGCCGTTCCAGCTTCCAGTGCCATCGTAAACCGCGCCAACAACACCAGAATTTGCTCCAGAAGTGTAATTGTTTGTGTCTGTATAACTGCTTCCTGTTTGAGTGCCACTTAAATAAAGTTTTGTAACCCCACTTGACCGAACTAAAGCTACATGCGTCCAAGTGTTAATGGTGATAGTTGATCCGGTAATTTGGTTTGCACCATTGTAAAACATAAACATGCCGCTACCGGGGATGTAATAAATTAATGGTCCCGTAGCGGAAGAAGAATATCGACAATCATAAATGCCGTTGTTTGCAGCAGTTGAGCTTGTGATATAAACCCATGCTTCAATCGTAAAGTCACCCGTACCAAATCCTTGTGCTTGCCCTGCCGCGTTGTTGCTCAGTTTTAAATAATCCCCCGTCCCATCAAACGCCAAGCTGCCCGTGCCGTACTTCTTGACGCTGGTGCTGATCTGAGCGTTACCAACAGTCTCCAGGTCATTCATCATCGTGTTATCAATGATGCCGCCGTTGGTGAAGTTCAGCAGCAAATTGGTATTGGTAATCGCAGTGGGGGGCGTCGTGGGTGGAGTGAAGGCTGAGGTGTAAAGAGCAGTTCCATTAAGGATTCGGAATCCGCTGATGTAACCAGCGTATTGATCTCCACTTACGCTTCTTTCGGACCCGACCGTAAAGTTGGTCATGGTAATGGTACTACTGCTAGTATTAGAAGCAACTTGTGTCCCGTTCAAAAATAAACGGACAGTATTGCCTGAATCTCTAGTTATTGCAGCGTGGCACCACTGATTTTTTTGTGAAACTATCGTTGCGGTTAAGCTACTCCCAGGCATGTACCACTGAAGGCTTGTTACTGATTGAACACGAAATAGACAGCCAGTAGTCCAGTTACCAAAAAACGCTTTTGTACCTGCATTATCTGTCTGATAAAACCAGCCTTCAATCGTAAATTGACCAGTTAGGTTAGAAGGTGTGCAATAAACATTATCTCCACTCCCATCAAAGTACCCACTACCACCAATCGTTGAAGAGGAGTACGCAGCAGCTGGGGAGAACGGGCTAAACCGTTGAACACTGACATCACCGTTGCGGGTGATCGTGAAGTTATTGGTGCTGGCATCACGGAACCTGTTGCTTTGGCAGGTCAGCAGCGAGGTGTTGGTGATTGCTGTGAGGGGTGTGGTGCTGGGGGTGAAGTTGGAGGTGTAGACGGCAGTACCTTTGACGATTCGGAGGTTGCTGATGTACCCAGGAAATTGCAATGAACCATCATTGGCTCTTCCGACATACAATGTCCCAGCAAAAGAATTACTGGAAGAGTTTGTTGTTGTTGAAAGCAGTGATCCATTGGCAAAAATTTTCACGTCTGAACCGCTACGGGTAATGGCGTAATGCGTCCATACCCCAATGGTTGCAGTGTGTGTTCCAGTAATAGTTGTTGCCCCATTATCCGTTACAAATCTTATGCCGGGAACGGCACTGTTGTAGAAAAAAGCCCAATCACCATATCCCGAGCCATTGATGTTTCCACAAAACACTGATGAGGTATTGCTATTAAAATTAGCCCATAGTTCAATCGTAAAGTCTCCTGGCAAAGCAAAAGCAGAATTATTCGCCGCAGTCAGAAAATCCCCAGTCCCATCAAAGTAATTCGACCAGTTATCGCCATACGGACTGAACGTACCCTGCGTCGCGTTACCGCTTCTGGTAATGGTGAAGTTGTTGGTGCTGCTGTCCGTGAACGTGTTGTTCTGAGCGCCGTTGGTGCCGTCACCATGAAGCAACAGCACCGTATTTCTGAAGTTTGCATCAGTAGTGGGTGTTGGTGGCGGAGTGCTTCCCTGACCAGCCAAAGCTGCCCGAAGGCCGTGAGGAATCCTCATGCCACACTCCCCACGCTGGCTCCATACACTTTGGTGCCAACCTTCCACAGCTGGATCACGCTGTAGCCACTGGTCGCAAGCGTCGGGGCAGAACCACCAACCCACGTCACACCACCAGTGCCCCAGGTGCTATCGGTCCAAGTGATCGTGTAGGCCGTGCCGTCATCCACCATCAACGTCACCGACTCACCAGCAGCAAAGTTGGTGGCCTTTGGCGTACGACTGGCACCCAGTGTGACCAGCTGAACAGAACCGTTGCCAGGGTCCACTTCAAACGCTGCGCCGTCAGTGATGGTGAAAACGTCCTCAAGGATGCAACCAGTGATGGCCGGATCTGTCAGGCCAACAGCAGTGGCGATCTTGGCCGTGGTGACAGCACCTGCATCAATCGTCCAAGTTGCCCCGGACCCAGACACCGTGATGTCACCCTTGTCGCCATCGGTGACGCTGCCAGCAGGGCCTGTGGGACCAGCCGGTCCAGTTGCACCCGTAGCACCTGTCGGCCCAACAAGGCTGGTAGCAGAACCCCACGAACCAGCTGTCTTGGGTCCATAAATGGTGTTAGCACTGGTGTTGATGTAGAAGTCGCCATCTACACCAAGCCCAGCTGATGGCACCCCACTGCCACTACGGACGGTCTTGCCATCAGTACCAGCAGCACCTGTGGCACCAGTTGCTCCTGTCGGACCAGTCGGGCCTTGAGGGCCAGTAGCACCTGTTGCACCTGTCGGTCCAGCAGGACCAGTAGCTCCGGTTAAACCAGTAGGACCAGTCGGACCCTGAGGACCAGTTAATCCTGTAGGACCAGCAGGCCCTGTAGCTCCAGTAGGTCCAGCAGGACCAGTCGCACCTGCAGGCCCAGTAGCACCAGCAGGGATGGTGAAGTTAAAGACAGCATTGCTAGCTGTACCAACATTGGTAACAGAAGCACTGGTTCCAGCAGCACCTGTCGTTGTTGTTCCTACTGCAAAACTAAGCAGCGGAGTAACATTGACATTACCAAAGGCATAAACAACCAGGCTGTCGCCAGCAGCAGCTGCATCAATCAGCGTGACACTGGTTCCGTTGGTAGCAGTAAAGTCATCACCAGGACGCAATACAGAACCATTCAAGATCACCTGAATGAACCCTGGGGTATATGCCAAAGTGGCTGCATTGGCATCAGCACCACTAAAGACAATCTGACTAGCAGTTGCTACATACTCATAACAAGTGAACGTAACAAACGGTGCGCTACTGGCGTTGATCCACAGGCTGCCTGTATAAACACGCATAGCCGCTTGAGTGGTGTTGTAATACAAAGCACCACTGACAAGAGCATTGCCATCGTTATCAAGCGTAGGGTCGCTTGCAAAGGCCCCAAGGTATCGGTCATCAAAAGCATCCAATGCAGACGCTGCTGATGCCGCAGAGGCCGCCGCAGAGGTAGCAGAGGCCGACGCTGAAGATGCAGACACTGCAGCAGCAGATGCTGACGCAGCTGCCAACGTTGCCTGACCTGTGTTCTCCTGAACGCTATACAGCGTTTGAGTGAAGTTCTCGTTTAGATCCTGGGCACGGATGGCAGACCCAGCAAAGAATGTTGCCTTCGTATTATCTGTGTTCGTGTCACGGTAGATGCGAATAGCAACCCCGTTACCAGGAGCAGAGTTAAAAGCAACAGTTGTAGCGTTGGCAAGAGTGTATGCAGTTGTCAAGACTCCATTAAGTGAAACCTTAATGTCCGTCTCCTCAAGATATGGGAAAGTGAAGGAATAGTTCGTGGTGGAACCATTCCCTGTGTATGTGTTTTGTGTTACAGCCATTTACGCTAATACGTTGTGGGAATGGGTGGATTATTTGTTTTCAAGAATCGGAAGAGCAACACCACGCTTCTGCATTTCTGCGTTGTACAGCTGTTGGTACTGACGACGCATCACGTCATCACGGTTGCTCAGCTGAACTTCAGCCAGACGCTTTGAGCGATCCAAGGCAACGTTAATTTGCTTGTACAAGTTTTGCCACAGAGCTGGATCTGTTTGGGATCCGTTGCCACGAGCAGTTTGAAGGGAGTCTTTCCAAGTCTTTGCATCAGTGCTTTGCATGATGCGTTGCAGTTCTTTCTTGAAGTACCCTTGCTTGCCGATCAAGCTGTAAAGCTCAGATCGTTCTTGCGGGGTGTAGCGGATACCCTTTTGGTTCTTCATGAAGCTTGGACGCGAGTCGTACTCGATGTCCACCAGGAACTGACGCTCAGGGGAGAGATCGTCAGACACCTTCATTGGACTTACGGCGTTAAACGCACGAACAAAGAAGTTCTCGGGGTATCCAATCTTCTTACCATCGATCCAGTCGTGGGCATCAGGAAGAGCCGAGTTGGGATCAATGACATCAGTAAATTTATTTCGGTTACGCAGGAGCTGAGTGAACTCCATGTCCACCTCACGCAGTTGAGGAGCCAGCAGTCGGCCAAGCTCGTTACGTGCACCCGACAACGGAGCAAGAGAACTAGCAAAGGACGCAGCCCAACGGTTGATTGCTGCAGGGTTACCAGCCAACACATCGTTCATCGGCTCAATACCTGCAAGCATGGACTTGTTGGTGAGGTTTGCACTCAGCAGGAAACCAAGCTTGTTGATCGTTGTAGCCAGATCATCCTCAGTGACGGTATCGAAGTTATCCATCACGTCAGCAGTCAGCGCAAGAAAGTCTGCAATAGGACCCATTGCTTCGTAGCTGTACCACTTGCCGTCCCAACCCTTGTAGGTACGGGGCTTCCAGCCAAGTTCTTGCCTTACCTTTTGACGTTCCTTGTCGTGGTGGCCATTGCCACGCAGATTGCCGTTGGCAAACATGCCCCATGCTGCCATCATGGTGATAGTACCAATCGCTTTACGACCACGAATCTCAGCACGCAACGTGTTAAACGTTTGTTCAATGTTCTCGTCAACGGGAAGCCCTTTGCTGGTCAATATCTCTACAATTTCATCAATAGAGAAGTTCTTTCCAGGCAATGCGATTCTGTTGTAGTCGTTGGCAAAGATCGAGATAGGGCTGTGCTTGTTTGCCATTGCAATGATGTTTGCCGATGTCCTAGGGAACATCAGGAACGGCTTGATAGCAGGGAACCTAGTGATGAAGCTCGACAATGCAGTGACTGCAGGGCCATCAAGGTTCATTGCAATCTCACGGCTTGCATAATCAACTGCTTTGTCTGTGATCATCCCAGTTGAGTCAAACATCTCGCTGTATTGCTCATCCAGTGCTTTGCGGATTCCGTCACCGTCCAGCTTCCGACCACCATCGATGAACTTGTCGTAGATCCGACCACGTACCTCTGCATTGGCAATCACAGCCCTGGCAAAGCCATCCAGAGCAGTCATGGCGTTAGCACCAAAGCGTAGCCACGGATTGTTTGCTAGATCATTGAGAGCCTCTGCTTTGTAGTACAGAGCCAGCGGACCCATCTCTCCACGTTGCTCAGCAGCTCTGGCAAATGAATGGAGAACATCCATTGTCCCTTCGTTTTTCTGAACAATGTCATCACGCATGATGTATCCAACAGAAGTCGGATCAGATGCAGCTTTGCGGTACACGTCACTCATGTGACGCAAACCTTTGTTCATGGTGTCGATAAAGGCTGAGTATTGATACCAGCCACGTTTCAGCGTCTTGAGGTCACCACCAAGCATTGCCCCACCCAGCACAGTGATCGGCTTTTCTAGAAGCAATGCAGTGTTTGCAAACCCAGCCTTCAATGGCGTAGAGATAGAAGTAAGAACTGAGTTGTAAATATTCGACCACATCCCCTGAACAAGGACATTAGGGATTTCAGGCGTGCCATCCATGAAACCTTTGTGGATGTCAGCAAGGCTATTTTCGACAAACTTGTTCAGCTTGGAAACAGTGTCAATACTTCCATCCGTAAACTCCCATGCCATCTGCAACGGCACTAGGTACTCAGGACGTTCCTTGGAGATTGTACGAAGAGTCTCAGCAGTGTTCTTGGCACGTGGAATGATCTGTGCAAGTGCATCATCCGTTTGGGCACGAGCGTTCTCGGCCACTTCCTTCATTTTGTTTGCATCACCTGCATAGCGCATCCGCTGCCAGATTTTGATGTTGTTCAAACCAGCACCACGGATGTAAGAGGCAATACCCTTCTCCACCATCAGATACTCAATACGATCAAGGATCTGTTCTTGAGCACGTTCAATGGCTGCAGTACCATCCATGTATCGTGCACCCTCTGCAATGTCAGACACTTGGCCAGCAAGAGAGGTTGTCAGGTACGCTTGAGCTTTCAGGGTATCCATGTTGATGTACTCATCCATGTACCCCTTGATTGCCTTCATGGCAGCGTTGTAGCCGGTATCAGTCAGGTTCTTCATTCCGTCAACTTCGTTCATGAAGTTGTCCAGAGTGCCCTTCAGCATCCCTGCATCCATACGAGGATCCAGCAGGTATTGGGCAAGATCAGTACCAGCCTTATCGATCTGTTCAAAAGTGATCTTGTTCTTGTTATCCAGAAGATAGCTGTACTTGCCAGACGATTTGATCTGATCAACAACGCCTTTGATGATGTCCCTTCGGGTCAGGCTTTCTGCACCTAGACCTTTTTTCAGTGCAGCTTCAGTGATGATGCTTCCAAGGCGACCGTATTGAGTTCCAAGGTTGTTGGCAATACGAGCTTGGTCAACACTGGCGCCAATCACGCCCATGTCATCGACAGAGCGGATGCCAGACTCTTCCACATCAAAGACATCGTGGATGCCAAAGAGGGGTTCATTTAGCTCTGGATTCTTACCGATCCTGTACTCACCTAATTCATCCACAGCCGTTTCACGCATGGCTGCAGCAGTGAGCACCTCTTCTTCTACGGTGGTAGTGCCATTCTTGATCTTTTCAAAAGCCTTTGCAGCTTGTTCGTTCTCAGGGATCCAACGAGTAGCGTCTTTTGTACCTTTTACAGCACGCAGCAGCTTCCCAGCACCAACCAACAAGTCAGTGAAGATCCCAAGACCTACACCTTCATTGATGTTCTTTGCACGCTTTACGTC